CAGGGGCTGGCCAATGGCCGACAGCAAGCCCGCGAAGCTGGGCGAACCGATGGTGACGTTGGCGCCCGCAGAGCGCAATGACGGCACTCGCTGCTCGGTGTTGGTGTGGTTGCCACGCGCCACCAGAACGCCGCTCGTTCCGTCGCCGGTGTAGTTGGTTGCCGAGCCGTTGTGCAGCGAGAGCCGGGCCGCATAACCCGCAGCGCCAGGCGCCGTCTCGGCGATGTCGATGCGCCACCAGCCGCCATCCAGTGCGCGCACACCGTAGCTCGGGACCGTGCCACCAGGGAACGCTGTGGCGCTGCCGTCGCTCAGGTCCACCACGATGCCACGGTCGGAGGCCCCGCCGCCAGTGAACAGTACTGCCACCTTCGTGCGCTCGGCCCCCTTGACCAGGAAGACCGCGCCGTACTTCTGCCCCGCCACGCTCGTGATGACGGTGGTCTGGATGTAGTGGCTCGCCGTGGCGGCAGCCTCGATGAGCTTGTTGACCTGCCCGCCTGTGATGCTCACGCCCGCCACGACAGAGACGCTGGCGCTGTTTTTGAGCCAGGTGGCGTTGGTCAGGTCGTCGCTGTACTGGGCATACTGCGTCCACCCCGGATCGACCCGAATGCCCCACTTGCCCGCCTCCGCGCACCACTCGCGCGGCACGGTGTCGCTGTTGCAGGTTGCCAGCGTCCCATCGGCCTGGATCAGGTCGAAGGCACCGCTGCGGGTGTACGTCATCGCCGGGTGAACCCAGCCGGTCTGCGGGTCGATCAGGCGCACCAGGCGGTCGGCCGACAGGCCCGAGAGGTTGGCGCCCAGCAGTTGGTTGTCGTCGCAGTCGCCGACGATGCAGAAGACCTTGCTGATACCACCGCACAGGACATGCGCGGCATCGCTGACGCCGATGAACATGCGATCCAAGCCGACTGGCAGCGTACCGCTCGTGTCGTCAGCGGTCATCGTGGCGCCTGCGGCTGCGCGGAACTTGTTGACCCCGAAGCGGATGGCGTATCGGTTGAGAGCCGACTTCAAGCCGCTGATGCTGAACTGGTCCACCCCACCGACGCGCACGGCCGGCGTGAGGGCGGCGTTGGCCGGGTTGACGAACATCGTCACCATGTCGTCGCTGGTGTTCGCCGCAGTGCGCAACGAGACAGGCGACGGGTAGCGCGCGGGCACCGTGCCGTCGATCACGCACTCCGCGCCGATCAGCCCGCCACTCGCCAGCCCCGACAGGTTCATCCCCGCCAGCAGCCCCATGAGCTGCGGATTGCCCACGCTCGCCACGGTCGTCGTGGTGGGGATGATGGGCGGGAAGTAGCTGGTGAGCGACGCCTGGATGTGGGCGTACTGGATGGCGCTGGTGCCGTCTGCGGTGTACGAGCCATTGCCGCTCGCGTCCAGCGCCTCACAGTAGGCGCGCACCGTGTTGCGGATGGTGGCCGGCTGGGTGTAGCGGACAAGCCAGCGCACGTAGAGCACGCCGGGGAACGGCTCGGTGATCTGCGGTGCAGCAAGCTCAACGCACTCCGGCGCGATGAACTTGTTCAGGATGCGCCCGCTGCTCGGGTCGATGCGCAGCGTGCAATACACCAGGTTGGTTGCCCCACCGGTGCTGAACTGCACGCTGAAAGAGGGCAGCAAGCCCTGCGCGCCAATGCTTGCGCCGAGGTAGCCCTGCAGCGCCAGGTCGACACTCGCGCCCTGGGCGATGCTGAACGGTTGGGCGAAGGCGCCGACGTTCGGCCAAGTCGCTGCTCCCACATTCGGGGTCAGCTTGCGCATGAGCGCCCCGTCAGGCCCCGTGGTGACGCCCGCACCCAGCGTCGCGCCGGACGAGTTGACGCCGTTCAGGAAGAAGTTGCTGTACCCCGCATCGAACCGGTACTGCCACCCCAGGTCAGCGCGCCAGTAGCGCGGCAGCTGGTTGTCGGTGAACAGCGCGAGCTGGCCGTTGCGCTGGGGCAGCAGCACCGAGCCCGACCGGGTGTAGGCCAGGCCGGGGTACAGCGTGCCTGACTCGGCGTTGAGCAGGTTGACGACGCGGAACGCGCGGCGGATGGCCGCGGCCAGCGGGGTGAGCGCGAGGCCGAGCAAGCCTTCAGCCCTCGATCTGGGCCACGATGCCGGTGGCGGTCGTGCCGGTGGCCAGCACCTGGCGGAAGCGACCCACCAGGTAGCCGCCCGCCTGGACGGCGAAGTTGGCCGCCACGCCGTCGCTGCCGGCCGCGCGCACGTTGCCGGCCCCGCCCACGTACAGGCCGATCACGCCGCCCAGCGGCGCGGTGTCGCTCGGGGTCACGTCCTGGAAGCGGGAGGGGATGAGGGTCTGGTCCATGGGTGGGCCTCGGTCAGATGGTCGGGATGCCGCCGTGGTCGGCGGTCAGGCTTTGGCGCAGGGCAATCACCTGGCGCACGGCGCCCTGCTTGACGGCCAGCGCCTCGGGCGTGACGTCGACCAGGTCGCGCAGGTACTGCTGCTCCAGCTGCGAGAGCAGCGAGAGCATCAGCTTCATGGAGTCGGCGCCGGCGAACTGCCGCAGCGCCTGCACAGTCGCCTCGAGCGACTGCAGGTCGGACACGCCGGACATCAGCCCAGCTCAGCCGTCTGGATGCCCGCGTGGTGGCCGCGCATGCCGGTCTGCGGCTGCAGGTCGGGTGCGGCTCCGAGCTGGGGCTGGGCGGGCGCCGCGGGCTGCGCCAGCGCGTCGTTGCCGTCGGCTTGCTGCGAGACCTGCTGCGAGAGATTCCGCGAGACCTGCTGCGCCTGCACCGGCGGGCCGCCCAGCTGGGCGATGCTCGGGTCGGGCGTCTTGTCGGTCCAGCCGGCGCTGCGCAGGATCTCGTCGCCGGCCGGGGCGGTGAACGGCGAGCTGGTGGCCACGCCGCCAGCCTGCAGCGCCGCGTAGGCGGCATTCACGCGCGTCTCGACCGCCTTCGAGATGGTCAGCTCGATGTTGGCCATCATCTCGTCGAGCTTGCGCTTGGCCACCTCGGCCTCGGCGGCCATCTTGGCGGCGCGGGCCTGGGTCTCGGCCAGCTGCGCCTGCTGCAGTTGCATCTGCAGCTGCTGCTGGGCCTGCAGCGTCTGGTCGGCCTGCTCGGCCTTGAGCTCCTCGGCCGTCTTCACCACGCCCACCAGCTCGTTGACCTCCGCGCGCTGGCGGTTCAGCTCGTCGCGCTTGATGAACGGCGCGTCGAGCTCGTTGGTGGTCATCTGCGCGAATCGGTCCAGCGCCTGGGCCCGGACCTCCTTGGCCACCAGGCTCGCCACCCCGCGCGGCACGGCGTCGAAGTCGCCCTTGATCGCGTCGTCGGGGTTGAATTGCATGTTCCAGTGGTACAGCGACTTGATGAAGCTGCAGGTCACGCCGACGTCCCAGTTGAACACCAGGTCTTTCAGCACGATGTTCACGTTGCCCATGAGCATGGACAGGCCGCTGGACGTGCCCGCGGCGCCGTTGCTCACGTTCTCGCCGCCCATGTAGCGCGGGATGGCAGTGACCTCGTCGGCGTTGTTCTCCGACATCTCGGCCAGCGCGCCCAGGTCGCCCAGGCGAGACGGCAGCTCGATGGCCCGCACGGCCTGCACGCCGGGCTGCGTGTTGTTGCGCAGCCAGACCTTCCACGGGTGGTGTTCGTTGACCTTGTCGACCGTGCTCAGCAGGTGCGGGTTCACCTCCAGCTGCGGGCCGGCGCTGATGGCCGCGTTGTCGAACATCAGCCGGGTCGAGCTGTTGAGCATCGACTGGTCGTCGCGCATGATCGACGCCAGGCCCTCGCCAAAGATCGAGCTCTCGTCCTTGTCGAAGTAGTAGATGTGGTAGGGCCAGGTGACGCCGTTGACCGGCTGCAGCACGGCCTTGATGACCACCCCGCTGGGCAGCATCCAGACGTTGCTGAAGAAGCCCTCGTGCAGGCGCTCGTCTGGCACCTCGACGCCGGCCTGGCGCAGCTGGTCGCCGCTCAGGTAGCCCCAGCGCTCCAGCACGTCGTACAGGCCCTTGCCCTTGGCGGCCTGCGTCGAGCGGTCGCCGATCTCCTTGAGCTGCTCCTCGGTGTAGCGCTGCTCGCTCAGGCCGTCGGCGTTGGCCAGGACGTGCGCCTTGATCTTCGCGCCGTCGAAGCTGCGGCGGCTGGCCAGGTCGGCCATGCCGCGGCGGGTCATCGTGTGGCGCTCCCAGACGAACTGGCAGTGCTGCAGCTCCGACGCGGACATGTCCGGGTAGAAGCGCCACAGCGGCACGAAGTCCAGGAAGGGGGTGACGAACGTCTCGCTCTGCGGCAGCCACTTGCCGCCCGTGCGCACGAAACGGGTGCGGACCTTGCGCTCGACCAGCGGCCCCTTGACGATGCCGGTGCCGTACAAGTTGCCCGAGTGGATGGCCTTCTTGCAGACCTCCTTGAAGCCAGCCTCGGCCAGCTGGTCGTCGATGGCCACGGCCATCTTCTTGGCCCGCTCGCCGGCCCACTCGCGCACCGCGTCGTCGAACATCGAGCGGGTGAGCTTGGGCACGGGCTGGCCCGGCTGCGCCATGGCGGCGGCGCGGGCGCTCAGCATCTTGCGGACCTCGGCCAGCTGGTCGGACGACAGGCTGGGCTTGGGCGTGGCCCGGAGTTCCCAATTTTTCTCGACGCCGGCCGGGAACAGCAGGTCCATGATCCGGCTGTCGACCGTCTTGACCTTCACCCGCGTCTTGCGCACGAAGGCGCGCGACTTGCCCGGCACCATGCCGGCCAGCTCCTCGGGGTTGTAGCGGCCCTTGTACTGGCGCAAGTCCTTGAGCCAGCGCTCCTCGGTGTCGCGGCGGTCCAGCTCGGCCTGCTTGAACTCGCCGAGCAGGGTCGCCCCCAGCGCCTCGAAGTGCAGCGGCTTCGACTCGGGGCCGGCGGCCTCGAGCTGGGCAGCGACGGCGGCGTACTCGTCGGCGTCAGACATCCGTCAGACCTCTTCGTTGGGCGCGCCGTCGGCCGCGCTGTCGGCGGTAGCGTCGAGCTCGGCGTGGCCCTGCTCGTACTCGTCGAGCTGGCGGCGCAGGATGTCGGCACGCGCCTGCTCGGCAGCGCGCACGCCGGCCTCGTGGCTGCCATCGGGCTCCTCGCCCTCCAGCCAGGCTTGCTCGAAGTCGTTCATGGTCAGATCGCCCCGTCGCCCCAGGCGCCGCGGTACTCGTCGGCGCCGGCCTTCAGGTCGGGCTCGGTGATGAGGCCGCTGTTGGCCTGGCCGGTGATGCCGGGCGCGGCCGCGACGGCCGGCGGCGCGGCCATCACCACAGGCGCGGCAGGCACGACGGCCGGCGCGGGCTGCAGCTGCCCGCTGTTGATGCCAGCGATGCTGGTGGCGCCGCCGGGCGGCACGACGCCGGCGCCAGGCGAGCGGATCGCCGTGATCGCGCGGCGCACCAGCGGGCCATTGCCGCCATCGCGCCATGCGTTGATGTAGGCCTGCTGCTGCTCGTTCAGCGAGCCCTGGGTCTGGTACTCGCCGCCGCCGTTCACCGGAGCGGACGGGCGCCCGTTGCCGATGAACCGCTTCACGCCGCGCAGCACCGCCGAGGGCTGCATCACGTCGTCCAGCGGCTCGCTCACCTGGTTGGCGATGCGGCTCAGGCCGCGGCCAATCGGGTCGACGGACTGGGCCTTGCTGGCGAGCGCGCCAGCGACTGGATCCACGACGCCCAGCGCGTTGGCCGGGTTGAGCAGCTTGGTCGGGTTGCTCAGCGTGCTGACCGCCTTCTTGACGTGCTTGACGGGGTTGAACAGGCTGGAGAAAAAGCCCATGGTCTGGTCCTTCAGTAGCCGGCCGTTGTCGGCGCGGTGTGGCCTTGGCCACGGTTGCCGGATCCGACGCGTCGGACCACCGGGTGTGCGAAAGTGAGGGCGAGCGCGTCGCCACCGTCGGGTGAGCGGATGCCGCGCTTGGCCAGCTTCTTCTTGCCCTCGAGCAGCTTGCGGCCGTTGCTCGATTCATCGGGCTGCGGCGCGCAGATGTCTGCGATGAGGGCGGCGTTGTTCGGGATGCGGCAAGGCGCGTCCTCAAACCATTCCTTCATGAGCCACCACATCTCGGCCTTGTGGTTCTCGTAGGTCAGCGGGTCATTGGCCCGCTCGGCGGCGTTCACGCCCACCACCGGCACGTTCAGCTCCTGCAGCCGGTCGACGATGCCGGCGCCCATGCCCGTCTTGTCGATGAACATCGCATCGGGCTGGTGCTCGTTCCAGTAGCCGGCCAGCTTGCCGGCCACCTGCATCGTGTTGAGCCCCTCGTGGTACTCGACGCGGGGCACCATGCGGCCGCGGCGGAAGACGATGCTCGTGCGGTCCTCGCTCGCGGCGCCATCGCCGGCCGGGTCGCAGCCGACGATGAGCGGCGCGTGCTCGTCGCGGAACGTGCTGTTCACCGCAGCCATCACCCGGCTCGGGTTGATGAGCGGGTTCTTGGTCGGGCTCTTGAACGCCAGGACCGCGGTGGCCGGGTACTCCTGATCGAACAGCCACTCGAAGCCCTCGCCATACGAGGCGATCTTGTCGGCCCGCCACTGCATCTGGTCGCGGGTCAGGCCGTAGGCCAGCTGGTACAGCACGTCGTCTTGCGACAGGTCCAGGTCCGGCTTGGCCGGCGTGCGGTACTCGTCCTGCCAGAACCAGGGCACGAAGATGGCGATGTACTCGCCCTTGCCCGCCTCGGCCGCCTGCCACATCAGGTGGAACGCATTGCCGATGCCGTTGGCCGTGCTCTCCAGGACCATCTCGGTGCCGCCGGCGAGCTCGCCCGACGGAACCACGTTGCCCAGACCGGCCATGTGCGCCTGGGCGTTGTCCCAGAACGCGAACTCCGACGCGTGCAGCAGCTGCGCCGTGTTGGAGCGGCCCACGTCCTTGGTGCCCGCGGTGGCCAGCTTGTAGCCGCCGTCGAGCGCGCCGAACACCAGCTCCTTCGCGTTCGACGCCTTGATGCTCGGCGCCAGCGGGTTGTGCTGGTGGTAGCGCTTGACCATGTCGAACAGGTTCGACGTGGCCTTGTCCTCGTGGGCGACGATGAACGCCCGGCGGCCCGGCCGCGTGCTCGCCTGCCAGTAGAAGCGGTGCCCCAGGTAGGTCGACGCGCCCTGCTGCCGGCCCTTCAGGACCAGCGCCCGGACGTAGCCGATCTCCTCGCGCTGCCGCTCGAGCCGCGCGTGGATGAACTGCTGGGCCTTGTTCCACAGGAACGGCACCAGCCTGCCCTGCTTGTCCAGCACCCTGGCGCAGTGCGCCGCATGCACCTCCTGGCGCTCCACGACCATGCGCAGCGCGGCCAGCTTCTCCTGCTCGTTCACGACAGCTCGCCGCCGTGCAGCTTGGCCAGCAGCTTGTCGATCTCGCTGCCGCCCTTGTCGCCGTCGTCGATGCCGAAGGCCTCGCGCTCCATCCTCACCAGCTTCTCGAGCATCTCGGTCAGCTTCTTGGCCGAGTCGATGCGGCTGCCGGTGGACAGCGCACGCATGAGGCTGTCGCGCATCTTCTGCGCCCGCTTCACGCCCTCGGGGTCATCCGGGTCGCTCTCGCCCTCATGGAGCAGCTGCTGCAGGGTCTCCAGGGCATCGAGCCCCTCTGGAGAGCTGGCCAGCTTGACCTCCTCCAGCAGCGACAGGAACAGCGCACGCAGCGCGGCGATGTCGCCACGGTGGCGCATGCGCACCTGGTACTGCAGCTCAGCGTTGGCCTCGACGACCACCTGCTCGTTAGCGGTTCGTGCGGCGCTAACCTCGGCGCTAACCGCCGCGGCGCTAACCTTGGCCTCGGCCTTCGCCTTGATCTTGGCGGCCAGGTCGCGGGTCCACCCTTGGGCCTTGGCCTTCTTGATGATGCCGGCGTCGGAGACCTCGTACTCCTTGCCGATGTCCTTCAGGGAGCGGATGCCGGCG